AGATTAAATCTTTTTAAAGATTATGAAGCAATGGATAGTGATGCTATACTTTCTTCAGCACTTGATATATATTCAGATGAGTCTACTATGAAATCAGAATATGGTGAAGTATTAGAAATTAAATCTGATAACGAACAGATAAAACAAATACTACATAATTTATTTTATGATATATTAAATATTGAATTTAATTTATGGCCTTGGATTCGTAATATGTGTAAATATGGTGATTTCTTTTTAAAATTAGAAATTGATGAAGAATATGGTGTTACTAACGTAGTACCACTTTCAGTTTATGATGTTTCAAGACTAGAGGGATTAGACCCTGAAAATCCAGAATATGTAAAATTTTTAATTGAAGCTTCAACATCTGAACATAGATATAAATCTCAAACATCAGCTACAAGAGATGAGTTAGAAAATTATGAAGTAGCTCACTTCAGATTACTTTCTGATTCTAACTACCTACCTTATGGTAAATCACAAGTTGAAGGTGGTCGTAAGATTTATAAACAATTAACTCTTATGGAAGATGCTATGTTAATTCATAGAATTATGAGAGCACCAGAAAAGAGAATATTTAAATTAGACATTGGTAATATTCCACCGGCAGAAGTTGACAACTATATGCAACAAGTTATTAACAAAATGAAAAAAGCACCTGTTATTGATGAGACTACAGGTGATTATAACTTAAAATATAATATGCAAAACATAACTGAAGATTTTTTCTTACCAGTTAGAGGTGGTGATAGTGGAACTGGTATAGACTCACTTCCAGGTTTAACTTATGAAGCTACAGAAGATATTGAATATTTAAAAAATAAATTATTATCTGCTTTAAGAATACCTAAAGCATTTTTAGGTTTTGATGAAAGCGTTGGTTCAAAAGCAACTTTAGCTGCTGAAGATGTTAGATTTGCAAGAACCATTGAACGTATACAAAGAATTACAATATCAGAGTTAACTAAGATTGCGATTGTTCACTTATATTCACAGGGGTATACGGATGCAGATTTAGTTGATTTTGAATTGGATTTAACAAATCCATCTACAATCTACGAACAAGAAAAGATTGAGTTGTGGAATAATAAAACAACTTTAGCTAAAGAAATGCTATCAGACGGATTAGTTTCTTCAGAGTGGATTTATAAAAATATATTTAAATTTACAGAAGATGAGATTAAACACGAAGATGAACAAATTGTATTTGACTATAAAAACAAATTCAGACGTTCTCAGATAGAAAATGAAGGTACTGACCCAGCTAAAACTGGAGAAGCTCAAGGAACACCATCAGATATGGCGGCTGGTAGAACAGGTCACGAATTAGATGATAAAGGTGGAGCACCAGAAGGTGGATTTGAAGGTGCAGGTCGACCTAAAGAAGCGAATAAATATGGAAAAGATAGTGGTGTAAGAGGTAGAGACCCTCTTGGAGCTCACGATAAGAAAAAAGGTGGAAGTGGTGCCCCTAAATATGGTAAGGCATTAGCTCTATCACACTACGATAAATTGAAAAAATCAATGAAATTTGGTAAAACTGATACAAAAATTATAACTGAAACATCTGAACTTGAAGAAGAGTACCACAACGAGGTAACTTCTTTAGCTAAAGATACATCAAATGACTAATTATTGTTTAACTTTATATTTATTTATGAGTAAATATAATTAAATATTGGAGTATTTTGTAATGACTCGGAAATTAAAGCATTCTAAAATAAAGAATACGAGTATTCTTTTTGAATTATTAACAAGACAGATAACAGCTGATGTATTAGCTGGAAAAAGTACAAAATCAGTTAAAATTGTAAAAAAATATTTTAACGAAGATACAGAATTGGGTAAAGAACTTCAATTGTATCGTCTATTATCAGAAAAACATTATGAATCTGAGAGTAGAGCTAACGATTTGATAAATATCGTTTTAAAATCAAGACATAAACTAAGTAATTCAAAATTACGTAACGAAAAATACAATTTAATTAAAGAAATCAAAGAAAATTATAATTCTGAAGATTTTTTCAATGGTCGTATTTCTAATTATAAACTTTTAGCTTCTATTTATAATACATTTCAAGCAGAAACTATAGATGAAACGTTTAATCCAGAACAAACTGTTAATGCTAAATTTACTGTTTTAGAACATATTACAAGTAAGAAGATTAGTTCAGAAGAGGCTAAATCACAAGTTTTAAAAGAGTATAATAAAACAGATAAAGATTTAAGATTACTTGCATATCAAATACTTGTTGATAAATTTAATAAAAAATATAAAACACTTAATGAATCACAAAAAAGTTTACTTAAACATTATATTAATAATGTAAGTAACACAAATTCTTTAAGAGAGTATGTTGATGTTGAATCATCTAAAATTAAAAAAGAATTAAAAAAACATTTACCAAATGTTAATGATACCATTACTAAAATAAAATTAACAGAAGCTGTTAATCAAATGGATAATATGACAAAGGGTAAGATAGTTAACGAAAAACAAGTTCTAACACTAATGAGATATTATGAATTAGTTAAGGAGATAAAAAATGTCCACACCTCTTAAAAAATTAGAAGCTCTAGTAAGAGAGTTAATTAAAAAAGAAATAGAAGAAGCATCTGTAACTGGTAATCTTGACGGTGGTGAAGGGCCTCCACAAACACCGTATGCATTTAAGAAAAAGAAAAAAGATGACGATGATGATTCTGTAACTGAAGCAAAATTTCACGTAAAAACTGAGATGGGTAGTGTTATAGTTGATGCTGGTTCTAAGGGTGAAGCTCTGATGAAAGTAGCTAAAGCACTTAAAGGTGGTCGTAAGGGAATCGTAAGTGTAAACAGAGTCGGTGCTTCTAAAGCAAAACAAGTTGATAAGAAACTTGAAAATGTAACTGAAGGTAAATACCACGATTACAGAAATGACGAGTCTCTAACTCCAAAACAAAAAATTGGTATGTCAATGAGAGAAGTTCGAGATAAGTTAACTGAATTAGATAAAATTGTTAAAATGAATGTGAGATTTAAAAACGAAGTAGGGGTTGATTCTACATCCTATTGGAAAAATACTCACAATGCAATGAAAAAAATTAGTGAAAGATTAGTAAAACTAGCAAATAAAGTCGGTCAACTTTACTAATCTTACAATGAACCCATCTTGGAATAAAGATGGACTTAACTTTTTAGGTAGATTGTTAAGTCTATCTAACTTAAAACGCCGTTGGCTTATAGAAGAGACCAAAGTAAAAGGTGAAGAGCCAAATAAAATAGAAACGATAAATTTTATTAATCGGTGGATTAAAAGATTAGAAAATCTAAAGAACGAAATAATTAAAACACGGAGTTAAATGTGAAGAACTTAATAGTAGATTACTTACCATTTGAAATAAAACCAGAGCAGATTAACGAATCGATGAAAAATAACAACGGTAAGTTAATTGTTCGTGGTATATTACAACGTGCTGAAGCTAAAAATCAAAATGGTAGAGTATATCCACGTGAGATTTTACAACGTGAAGCTAAAAAGTATGAAAAAGAATTTATATCAGAACGTAGAGCTATGGGAGAACTTGACCATCCAGAGAGTTCAGTAGTTAATCTACAAAATGTATCCCATAATATTAGAGATATGCATTGGGAAGGTGATAACCTCTTAGGTGAAGTTGAAGTATTAGGTACACCAAGTGGTAATATATTAAAAGAATTATTTAAAGCGGGTATTAAGTTAGGTATCTCTTCAAGAGGTATGGGTTCAGTAGAAGCAATAGATGAGGATGATACAGGAAAACAAACAGTTGCAGTTCAACCTGATTTTGAACTCATAGCATTTGATTTCGTATCTAATCCATCTACACAAGGTGCTTTCTTACATCCAACAAATGAGGGTGTACTCAATGAAAGTGTTAGAGTAGATGGTAGAAATCCTAATGAATGTGGACAATGGTGTAAAGTAGAAGAAATAGCAAACGATATTATCAGAGGAATGTAATGAGTAAATATAAAAAAATAGCAAAAAATCTGCTGATAGAAAACGCTTGGGATAGAAAATTTGGTGAACCACTTCCTA